CATGAGTTTATACAGTGAAGATGGGTTAAACCACCATATTAAAAATACAGAGTTTTGGTTAAAGGATACATTTACACGATTAACACATTAAAGTTTTGACTCTCAACTCTCTTTCCACATACGGCACAGCCTTTCAAATAAAGGTTTTATCTTCACTCCTTACGCATAAGGAGTTTCTCCAACAAATGCATGATGTATTGAGTGAAGAATATTTTGACAATCAAGCACATAAATGGGTTGTTAAACATATTTTAGATTACTACGAACAATACAATACTACTCCTACAATGGAAGTATTGAAAGTAGAAATGAAAAAAGTTGAAAATGAAGTATTACAACTCTCAATTAAAGAACAACTTCGTGAGGCTTACCAATCCTCAACAGCGGATTTAGAGTATATTGAAAAGGAATTTTCTTCATTTTGTAAAAATCAACAACTTAAAAAAGCCCTCCTTAATAGTGTAGATTTACTTAACTCGGGTGATTTTGAATCTATTAGAGGACTTATTGATAATGCTTTAAAAGCAGGTAATGATAAAAACATAGGACATGAATATCTTAAAGACACTGAAGCTCGTTATAGAGAAGATGCTAGAAAAGTTGTCCCTACTCCTTGGGAAAAATTTAATGAATTTATGCAGGGGGGTCTTGGTAACGGAGATTTTGGTCTTATATTTGGTAATCCTGGAGGAGGTAAGTCATGGACTTTGGTTGCTCTTGGTGGGTACGCCGTGAAAATGGGTTATAATGTACTGCATTATACTTTAGAACTTGGCGAAGATTATGTAGGGCGACGCTACGATGCATTCTTCACAGGTAAGCCGGTAGATACGCTATCTAAACATAGGGCTAGAATTGATGAAGTAGTAGAACAACTCCCAGGCCAACTTATTATTAAAGAGTTCTCACCTGGAATGGCCACAGTTAATACTCTTCGATCGCATATTCAAAAGTGTCAAGATTTAGAATTTGCACCTGATTTAATTCTTATTGACTATGTTGACTTACTTTCATCTAAAAAACGAGTTAGTGATAGAAAAGGAGAAATAGACGATATTTATCTAAGCACTAAAGGGCTCGCTAAAGAATTACAGTTACCAGTTTGGTCTGTTTCTCAAGTAAATCGAGCTGGAGCAAAAGATGATGTAATTGAGGGTGATAAAGCTGCCGGTAGCTATGACAAAATGATGGTTACCGACATTGCTATATCTCTTTCACGTAAAAAGGAGGATAAAGTAAATGGAACAGGAAGATTTCACATTATGAAAAACAGATACGGAATGGATGGAATGACATTTTCAGTGGTAGCAGATACTTCTACAGGACATTTTGAAGTCTCAGACCACCACTTTGATGATAGCGATGCACCCGCCCCTGTTCAACAACTCCCAAATACAAATCTTAATACTCTAGATCGAGACGCATTAGCGCAACAGTTTTTTTCACTAAACACCTAAAATTTAATAATGTCTCAAAAGAACATAAAAGAGGAAAGAATCGTCTACAAACCTTTCGAATATCCCGAAGCAGCCGATTATTGGCTTAAACAACACCAAGCACATTGGATTCATACTGAAGTCCCAATGATGAGTGATATAAACGATTGGAAACAAAATCTAAACGAAACAGAAAAAAATATAATTGGATCAATCCTTAAAGGATTTGCTCAAACAGAAACAGTAGTAAACGACTATTGGACTGGATTGGTAACTAAATGGTTTAGAAAACCAGAAATCATAGCAATGGCGACCACCTTTGGTGCTATGGAAACTATCCACGCCGAAGCATACTCACTATTAAATGAAGAACTTGGACTGGACGACTTCTCAGAGTTTCTTGAAGATGAAACTACGATGGCTAAAATTGAAAACCTTATGTCTGTTAGGGATAGTTTTGGTGATGAAAAAGATTGGCACGAAATTGCTAAGAGCTTGGCCATATTCTCGGCCTTTACCGAAGGAGTTAATCTATTTTCAAGTTTCGCTATATTATTATCGTTTAAAATGCGAAACAAACTTAAAGGAGTTGGACAAATTGTTGAATGGTCCATTAGAGATGAATCAATGCACTCCGAAGCAGGATGTTGGTTATTTAGAACCTTAATCGAAGAAAACCCTGAATTAAAAACACCCGAACTTAAGACAGCTATAACTGAGGCTGCTTTACTTTCACTTCAACTTGAAATTGACTTTATCAATAAAGTTTATGAAATGGGAGATTTAGAGGGATGCAATAGAGAAGATTTAATCTCATTTATTAAACATAGAGTTAATACAAAAATGGGAGACTTAGGTTACGAAGGTGTAGTTAATGGAATTGATCCTACTGCACTACAAAGAATGAAATGGTTTGATTCTTTATCAGCAGGTAAACAACACACTGACTTCTTTGCAAGTAGAGTAACTAATTACTCTAAAGGTACACATAATTGGGACGAATCAATATTTTAGAAATAAAACAATGTATACATACCCAGAAAAATATACTTTTACAGAAACTTGGTTTGATGCCTCCATACCAAATTGGGAACAATTATTTCCCCAATACCTAAAAGATCATAGTATAAATAATGTACTAGAAATAGGTTGTTATGAAGGAAGAGCTACAACGTATTTATTAGATAATTTTTTAAAAAAAGATATAATCTATGATGTAATAGATACCTTTGGAGGTTCTTTAGAAGAAAGTGGAATGCTAGGTACTAAAGATAGATTAGCTCAAGATAATTTTATTTTTAATAATTTTAAACATAATATCTCTTTCCATTCTAAGATTAATTTTAGCATTTATCAAAACATATCTCAACTCCAACTTCCTAAATTAGTAGAACAAGGTAAAAAATATGATTTTATTTATGTAGATGCTTCTCATAGATCCGATGATACTTTAGTAGATGCTTATTACTCCCACCAACTACTAAACCCCGGAGGTATGATAATATTTGATGATTATGGGTGGAAAGACCCTAAACAATCCCATATAGTATCTTCCCCTATGTTAGGAATACAAGTTTTTTTTAATTTTTATAATGAACTTTATGACATGGTAATGCAAGGATATCAAGTAGGAGCAATAAAAAAACAATAATTATGGACGGAAACTTAACAGCAGATACAACAAACTGGGTAAAAGGAAAAGACTACCCTGAATGGTTAGACGAAGTAGGACTAGCAACAATATCTAAAGGATACTTATTACCGGATGAAACACCTAAAAAAGCATATAGAAGGGTTGCCAAAGCGGTCGCAGACAGAATACATCGCCCAGAACTTGAAAATAAGTTTTTTAAGTATATTTGGAATGGTTGGATTGGTTTGGCTAGTCCGGTACTATCTAACACCGGAACCGATCGTGGTTTGCCCATATCTTGTTTTGGTATTGATACTCCTGATTCAGTCCGTGGAATTGGTCTTACTAATGCGGAACTCATGAAACTAACTGCCCTAGGGGGTGGTGTAGGAATTTCAGTTAGTAGAATACGTCCTAGAGGAACTACTATTACTGGAAATGGTAAGAGTGAAGGAGTAGTACCTTGGTGTAAAATCTATGACTCAGCAATTATTGCTACTAATCAAGGATCAGTTCGAAGGGGTGCTGCCTCCGTAAATTTAGATATCAATCATCTTGATATAAAGGAATTTATGCAGATTCGTAGACCTAAAGGTGATCCTAACCGTCAATGTCTTAACTTACACCAATGTGTAGTTGTGGATGATACGTTTATGAAGCGTCTACATGACAGAGACTCCGAAGCTATGACGCTATGGCTGGAAATTCTTAAGACGCGTGTAGAAACGGGTGAACCCTATATCATGTTTAAAGATAATGTTAATAGAGATAATCCTCTAGCATATCGAATGAACAATCTAGACGTTAGTATGACTAATATCTGTACAGAGATAACATTACACACCGATGAAGAACATTCTTTCATCTGTTGTCTTAGTTCTCTCAACCTTGCAAAGTATGATGAGTGGAAGGACACAGATGTTGTTGAAACCTCGATCAGGTTCCTTGATGGGGTTATGCAAGAATTTATAGACAAGTCAAATGGTAAGGACTCAATGGCTCGTACTCACAGACATGCTTTAAAAGGTAGAGCACTTGGGTTAGGAGTTATGGGATGGCATACTTTTCTCCAAAAGAAAAACTTACCATTTAACTCTATATCTTCAACAGCTTGGACCCATACTTTATTTAGTGATATTAGACAAAAAGCAGAAGCTACTTCAAGAGAATTAGCTCAAGAATATGGTGAACCTACCTGGTGTAAGGGTACTGGTATGAGAAATACTCACTTATTAGCTATTGCTCCTACTGTATCAAATTCAAGATTAAATGGATGTTCAGCAGGTATTGAACCTATCCCCGCTAATATCTATACTTTTAATGGAGCTAAAGGTACCTTTATTGTAAAAAATAAAGAATTAGAAGCTTTACTCGAAGAGAAAGGAAATAATACTGAAAAAACTTGGGATGCTATCTTAGCAGATAATGGTTCTATCCAAAACCTCCCAGACAGTATATTAACTCCTGAAGAGAAGGAAGTATTTTTAACATTTAGCGAAGTAAATCAACTTGAATTAGTTAGACAAGCAGCTACCCGACAAAAGTACATTGATCAAACTCAATCTTTAAATCTTTCATTTGACCCTACCGATTCTCCTAAATGGATTAATCAATGTCATACTGAAGCTTGGAAATTAGGGATCAAAACACTCTATTATCTCCGCACGGACAGCGTAATAAAGGGCGATTTGGGCTCTAGAACCTCAGAGTGTCAGAGTTGTGACGGCTAGCGATGTCTTTTAATTTTTCACTCTGTTGACATATTTATACACGAATTTTAAAACATAATATTATGAAAGAAAAAACATTAGGAATTGTTAGACACGCATTAACCTTTTTAGGAGGTGTGCTAGTAACACAAGGTGTAATTGATGATGCGTTATTCGCAGAATTATTTGGAGCAGCAATGACCATTATTGGTGGTGTCTGGTCTGTAATTGATAAAGCTAAAGCTGAAAAAGCAGCATAATTTAAAGTAAGGGTGGTAGAGGAAGGGTTGTATTTAATTTAATGGTAATTTTTACGACTCAAGAATTTACATGAAAACAACTTCAACGGGAATTATACTCTCGGCATCTACAACCTGCGCGTTTATTTGCTCTTACTTTATGAATCTAACGCTCGACAATGTTGAGCAGTATGTAGCACTAGTTTCAGTACTACTTGTTGATGGGTTCTTCGGAGTATGGGCAGGATCTAAAAGAGAAGGATTTAAGACTTTCAAAGCATTGAAGGTTCTTAAATCCCTCTTCTTTTGGATATTATTACTCACAGCAATCCTTACTATAGAAAAAGCATTTTTAGGAACTGAATGGTTAAGTGAAACCATTTTAATTCCATTCTTAATATTTCAAATACTAAGCATTTTAAAAAATGCCTCTATGTTAGGTTTAGTCCCCCTTAAGGTACTAAAACAAATTTTAGATAAAATCGACCAACATAAACATTAAATGTTTTTCTATTATTACCAAGCCCAATTAGAAAGAGTTGTAGATGGTGATACAATATATGCCTTAGTAGACTTAGGATTTGATACCTGGAAAAGGGTAAACATTAGACTAGATGGGATAGATGCATTTGAATCCCGAACTAGGGATTTAGTTGAAAAAGAAAAAGGATTAAAAGCAAAAACCCGCCTGATTGAACTTTTAGAATCAACAAATGGTGAGTTTGAATTGAAATCTAAAGGTGTAGACAAATACGGAAGGTGTTTAGGAGAAATAAAACTTACTAAGAGCGTTAACAACCACATTAATGTTAATCAACTTCTTATAGAAGAAGGACACGCCAAAGAATATCACGGAGGTAAAAGATAAATTTGGAATAGTAAAAATTCATGCGTATATTTACAATATGCATTCAATAGCAGTTATCGAAAAGAATTTGTCCAAGCTACAAAAGCTTAATTACAATCAATTTTTCTGGTGGCGTCGATGGGCTCGTAAAAATAAAGCCCTTCACAATTACTCTCCCCTAATCGACAAAATCGAAAACGGTGACTACGATGATAGTCCCTATCGATGGCAGATTTATTACTGCGATTGGGAAATAGAACACAAACGTACTGAATTCCCAGACATAAATGAATGGGCTAGTGAGACTACTGTAGATCGAAATCGCAGACGTCGTTTACGTGAGGATCATGAAAAGTATGAAAAGGAAAATTTACAACAACTTCAACGTGATTTTCTTAACACATTCAAAATGACTAAAGAAAATTACGAAAACGAGCTACTTGAATTTGATGGTACGTTAAGGAATTTTTATATTCAATGTGAATCCAAATACCATAAATTTAATCGTCCCTCTTCCATGCCCCGTAGAGGACGACCACCTAAAATAAAAGCGGATAGTTCCGATTCTCCTTTCTAATTATTGCCTTCCTCATTTTTTATTGTCTCCCACATATTTATCACCAATGAAAAGCGGTATTTATAAAATTACAAATCCTGAAGATTTGATTTATGTGGGGTGCTCCCATAATGTAGAAGAAAGACAACAACAATATCAAAATTTTGTTTGTAAAACTCAACCTAATTTATTAGAATCTCTAATAAAATATGGATGGGAAAATCATGAATTTGAAATATTGGAGTATACTGATGATTTAATTAATAAAGAAAAATACTATATATCCCAATTTAATTCCTACACAGAGGGATTAAATGGTAATAGAGGGGGAGGAGGTGTAACTTTACACACTGATAAAAGTAAGAAGAAAATTAGTGAATCAAGTAAAAAAAATAAAGGTAAAAGGGTTAATTCCCATTGGAAAGGAAAAACTTATAGTGAAGAACATAAACAAAAATTAAGTCTTTCTAAAAAAGGTAAACCTTCTCATTGGAAAGGGAAAACAAGGAGTGAAGAAAATAAATTAAAAATTAGTCAATCAACTAAGGGTAAACCAAAACCTGCTAATGAAAAACCCATTTTGGCATATGATAAAGCAGGAAATTTTATAGCCGAATATTCCAGCCAAGAAACTGCATCTAAAGTATTAGGAGGTAACCCAACAGCTATTAATAATGCTTTAAAAAAAGGTGGGAATGCTACCTCTTGTTCGTATATTTGGCGATATAAAAATTCAAAATGAAAGTATCACACGAAGTACCTATAGCGTATCTAGAATCTAGTTTAGAATACAATAACTACGACTATCTCCTCCCTCATTTATATGATGAGTATGAGGAGTACAAAGCATTTTTTGTAAATAATAGAAGTAGACATACTATTATGGATAATTCTCTCCATGAACTTGGAGTACCTTATTCAAAGGGTAGAATGATTTCGATTATTGAAGAAATTAAACCTAACGAATTTATCGTTCCAGACGCTTGGGAGGATGCTATCAAGTCTATGCGTAATGCTAAGGAGTGGAGTTTTATTGAACTACCTGAAGGCGTAGAAAAGGTTGCTGTTGTACAAGGTAAATCGTTTAATGACGTAGTAAAGTGTTATCACACATATAAACTGCTAGGGTACACCAAGATAGCATTTAGCTATGGGGCTAGCTATTATAACGATATATTCCCCCATCCTAATCTTCACATTGGTAAGGCTTTAGGACGACAATTAGTAATTACTAAAATGATTAAAATGGGACTCATTGGAAGCTCAGATAGAATTCACCTTTTAGGTTGTTCTCTCCCACAAGAATTCATATATTATAAAGATATAAAACAAATTGAAAGTATTGATACTTCAAATCCTATTATGGCAGCGTTTGATGGTACCCTTTATAATAACTGGGGGCTAGACAAAAAACCAAAAACTAAAATAGATGAAATAATGACTTCATCTTGGGACGAAAAAGTATATAATAAAATAACACACAACACAACATTTTTTAAATTGATAAATAATTTAGCATGAAAAAACAAGCAGTACTTAGCCTCTCAGGGGGTATGGACTCAAGCACGGTCCTCCTTAGATTACTAGCAGATGGGTATGAAGTTACAGCCCTTAGCTTTGATTACGGACAAAAACATAGAGTAGAACTTGAACGAGCTCAAGCATTAGTAAACATCCTTATTATGGATGATTATGATGTAGAGTATGGGGTAATTAAACTTGATGGTTTAGCCCCTATGCTTAATAGTGCCCTTGTAGAAGGTGGTGATGAGGTACCTGAGGGTCACTATCAACAGGAAAATATGAAAGAAACAGTTGTTCCTAACCGAAACAAAATCTTCTCATCAATTATTCAAGCAGTAGCATTAAGCAAAGCAAATGAAAAAAATACTGAAGTCCATATTGCAATGGGCATTCATGCAGGTGATCATGCAATCTATCCTGATTGTAGACAAGAATTCAGAGATGCTGATTATAGGGCCTTCACCGAGGGTAATTGGGACGCTGAGCGCATTAGCTATGTTACCCCTTACCTTAATGGGGATAAGTTTGATATACTTAAAGATGGAGTCGAATGTTGTAATCAACTTGGACTTGACTTTGATACAGTATATGCAAATACAAATACTAGCTACAAGCCCATTAATATTGCTGGCAAGTGGTATAGTGATTATAAATCAGCGTCTTCGGTCGAAAGGGTTGAAGCATTTATTAAATTGGGCCGACCCGACCCAGTACTCTATGCAGATGAGCAAGGAGTTGTTAATTGGGAAACTGTACGAACGCATGTTGAACAAATTTTAAACCAAGCATAATGTTTCAATCAACAAAAATATTCGACGGATTTACTTGTGTATTTCGTCAATGGAAAGCAGATGATACTCACTGTAGATTCCTTCATGGTTATGGAGTAAGTTTTAAAGTTTGGTTCCAAGGTGAACTTGATGAAAAAAACTGGGTTTGGGATTTCGGAGGCATGAAACGTGCCAAAACCCAAATTGATGGTATGAATCCTAAAGCATGGATGGATTACACATTCGACCATACCTTTATTGTAGCTGAAGACGATCCCTTCCTAGAATCATTTAAAAGAATGGATGAAGCAGGGGTAGCTCAAGTGCGAGTTCTTCCGGCTACTGGAGCAGAAAAATTTGCTCAATACGTCTTTGAAAAAATTGATGAATTTGTTAAAGAAGAAACAGATGGTCGAGTGAAAGTAAGACAAGTTGAATTTTCTGAACATGGGAAGAATAGTGCTATATTTACTAGAGAACAAGCCAATATCTAATGCCAAATAAAAGAATAGAAGATTATAATAAAGTACTTCCAATTGTAGAAGTATACAGATGTGTCCAATCAGAGGGTAGTCGTTTTGGACGTCCTACTATTGCAGTCCGTACCACAGGATGCACCCACCGATGTTGGTTTGGTGAAGGAGGGTGGTGTGACTCATTCTACACGTCAATCCACCCCGAAAAAGGAACATTCACCTTCAATGACATAATCAATATTTATGATGAGAACCCTCATGTTAAAGAGATGATGTTAACTGGAGGCTCACCAACAATGCACGCTGCATTGGTAAATGAATTAACACATTTTGCAAATGAACGAGGAATACTTATCACAATCGAAACTGAGGGATCGCATTTTGTTACAACCGATTATCCAATTGGTCTCATATCTCTTAGTCCTAAGTTTTCTAATTCCCGCCCTGTTGTTGGTACTACTACACCAGGGGGTAAAGTGGTGGATGAAAGGTTTGTCGCACAGCATGAAAAGTTTAGACTTAATTATGATGCGATTGAAAAAACACTAGAGTACCACGATGACTATCACTACAAACCTGTTTGGGATGGTACTGATGAAGGCCTAGCTGAGATTGAATCATTTAGAGTTAAAATGAATATCCCAAAAGATAAAACATTTGTAATGCCCGGAGGCGATACAAGGGAACAGCTTATTAAAATGTATCCTCTTGTATTTGAACTATGTGCTGAACATGGTTATAACATGACGGGGAGAGATCATATAATTGCATACGATCAAAAGCGCATGGTTTAGCCTATAACACTCAATAGAAGGTATTTTTTACATATTTATAATAAAATTAATATTATGAATAAGTATAAAAGAACTTGTGAGAATTGTAGTGTAGATTTTATTTCAAGCAGTCCCTACAAAAAATATTGCAGTAGGGACTGCAAATTAGAAAAACTTAAAAGTAAATATACTTTTAGACAATGTGGACAGTGTAGCAGTGATGTTAGAGTATACCCTAATGGTTATAATAAGGATTGTGAAAATATTTTTTGTTCTAACAAATGTCAAGGTGAATGGATTAAAGAAAACCAAAGCGAAGAAAGAGCTCAAAGGGCAGCTCATATGAGAAAAAGTTGGACTGAGGAATCCTGGAAAAAAAGTATCCAAACAAGAACCAAAAACGGAAACATAATAACCCAGCATGATTGGAAACAATATTGGAAACGTTGTGATTACTTAACTCGTAAAATTCGCAAACAAATGCTCCAAGAATGGGATGGGTATGATTACATAGATGGGGAATACATTAAGGAAAATTTAAATTTACATTACAGCCATAGAAATTATCCTACGTTAGATCACGTTGTACCTCGTTCTAAATGCTTTCAAAATGGGTTATCTCCGGACGAATCTACTTCCCCTTCTAATTTAAAGTGGACTAAAAGAATAAACAATAGCAGAAAACATAATAATTGAGGGGCACAGGAATGTGCCCCTTTTTAATATTTATAGATGTAATGGTTATATTTAAAGGTTCACTTTTAAAATAAAACCCATGAAAAAACTCTTATTACTACTATTATTAGTAACTAGCTATACTGGATGGGGGCAATGTGATGTATACATAACTCCCGGATCAATCCAAGTAATTGATCATAACCCTGGTATTTCCTTTGCATTTGAAATTCAAAATGATGATATAATTCCATATTCTGGGGGACCCTTATACATGGATTGGGCTCTATCAGGATTCATATCAGGTCCTATATGGGACTTTAATTTAAATCCTATACCTATCCTCCCAGGACAAAGTAGATTTATATCAACCCCAGTATTTGATATTCCTCTACCTGAAAATGTTCCGGGGAATTGGACACCTTACGCAGGGTGGACTGGGAGTGAGTATATATCCTTTAAACTTGCCTTAGTACCTATCTATAGCACGGATTGTTATCAATGGATTTTTAATGAGGATGGTACACTTTGGACTGAAGTTTTAAGTGATGGATGTGACAACCCAGACGGAGATAATTTTTGTAATGATGTTTGTGAAATAGAATTAATAGATTTTAATTTAGAAACCGAAGAATTAACTATAATCCCACATTCAACCTACTGTCCTAATATAATAAATTCCGCTTGGTATAACCAATACCCTTATGATAACCCCTATGTTTTTGGGTTTACCTTAACTTTTGCTACAGATGTAGGAAATATAAACGTTAATATAGGAGGGCAACAAATTTATGAATCTGATAATCCTATTATATTAGACTTAAGCAATGGTATTTTAAGTATAATTTTAGAACCCCTTTTAGAAGAGATTAATAATGGGGATTATTGTGAACTTACCTTAACCCTTTATAACTTAAATAATACGGGTCAAAATATAAATGATGTATTACCCCATCAAGTAATAGAACTAATTAACTTATGCCCTGATATTTATGGTTGTACTGATGTTGATGCTAACAATTATAACCCCGAAGCTAATATCGATGATGAAAGTTGCCTTTATGATGTGCTGGGTTGCACTGACAATAGTGCGATCAATTATAACCCGTTCGCCAATATTGATGACGGTTCTTGTGAATTTACTATATTTGGGTGTACTAATCCAATTGCCTCAAATTATAACCCACTCGCTACTGTGGACGATGGTTCGTGTGTTATTTACTTAGCAGGATGTACAGATCTTCAAGCTATTAATTATAACCCCTCAGCAACCCTAGAAGATGGCAGTTGCGTTTATGATTCTTGTGATGGTTTATATTTTGCACCTAATGTGTTTACCCCTAATAATGATGGGTTAAATGATGGTTGGTCTATAGTAACAGATTCTGAATGTTGGATTGAATTTCAAGTTTTAATTTTTGATAGATGGGGGAGACTAGTTTGGGAATCTAATATTATAGGGGAAGTCTGGGAGGGTTCTAATTCTAATGGAAGTCATTATGTAGCTGATGGAATTTACGTTTATACCGTTAAAGGTAAAGGATACAACCCTTCCCATACATTCCAAACTTCAGGATATATAACAATTTTTAGATAAACTTGGCATCTTAATAGATGGGTCATATATTTATCTAAATTTTATAAAATCAAATGAAAGTTACCTTATTAAATGTTACACCAAATGCTGAAGACCACATTGTTGAGGTGGCACGTGTATCTAGTTCACGTAAGAATAAGAAAGATAAACCGGAAGGCCTTCTTCGCTACTTGGTACAACACAAACACTGGAGCCCGTTGGAGCATGGGCATGCGACCTTCGAAATTGAAACTTCCAAAGCAATCGGTATCCAACTCATCAGACACCGTTCTTTCGCTTTCCAAGAATTTAGTCAACGATATCAAGATGTTAATCGTTTGGGGGATATCTTCGAACCCATTGAATTACGGGAACAGTGTGAAGACAATAGACAAAGTTCAACAGAAGTAATTAATCCTCTTCTCCCAAATGGAGTATTTGCAAACAAGAATATTGAAATACACTTTGAAAGATGTCATAAACTTTATAATGATCTTTTAGAGGCGGGTGTAGCTCGAGAACAAGCTCGTATGGTTCTCCCATTAGCTACTACTACCAAAATCCATATGACAGGAAGTATTCGTTCTTGGATTCACTTTCTTGAACTAAGAGATGATGGACATGCTCAAAAGGAAATTCAACTTGTTGCAAAAGAGATAAAGCATATATTTATCCAAGAATTTCCAGTCATCTCAAAAGCATTAGGATATGAATAGACCCAGTATGCAGTTAGAAGTTTTAAGGTTTTCAAGTGAAGCCGACTCAACAAATGGATTGTTGTTTGATATAACAAATGGACAACGTAAATTCCTATCTTATACTCTTGAAGATGAGTATAGAAAGGAAAAAGTAATGTCAGAAACCCGAGTACCAGCTGGAACATACAATGTTACACTTCGTACTGAGGGAGGATTTTATCAAGACTATACTGAAAGGTTTGGTTCTGATTTTAACAAAGGAATGCTCTGGGTAAGAGACGTTCCTGGATTTGAATATATTCTTATCCATATTGGGAACACTGATGAAAATACATCAGGATGTTTATTAGTAGGAGACACCCAAAACAATAACCAAATTACAAAAGACGGATTTATTGGTTCTTCAACAAATAATTATAAAAGAATCTATCCCCCTATTGCCGAAGTATTAAGTAATAATGGGATTGTCAGTATTACGTACACCGATTACGACTCGGTAGATTAAAGAATATAACAGGGGAGACAAAAAGTCTCCCCTTCTCTATATATTAACCAAACCCCTTAAATTTTTTTAAACAATGAGACAAATGTTAAAATTTGTATTAGTGACGGTATTGTGTACAATGTCCTCGCTATCCTTTGCCCAAATTACAGGTAAAGTAACAGACGCTTCTACAGGCAATGAACTTGTAGGAGCAAGTATTTATTTAGAAGGTAATTCTAGAGGAACCTCAACTAACCTTGATGGAACCTTTGAATTATCCAATACACCAAGTGGAAACTTGGTGGTTAGTTTTATAGGATACGAATCCTTAACCTTACCAGCTGCTGCAGATATGGGCGTAATTGCTCTTGTCTCTACTGCTTTAGGTTTAGAAGAAGTATCTGTTATTGCTAACGTTGCTGTAGATAGGAAAACTCCTGTTGCGGTATCAACTATTAGTGCAACAGAAGTTGCCGAATACATTGGTACACAGGAATTTCCAGAATTATTAAAAGTCACCCCTGGCGTTTACGCTACTAAACAAGGTGGTGGAGTAGGTGATGCTCGTATTAACATTCGAGGATTTGACCAACGCAACATTGCAGTATTGATTAACGGTATCCCTGTTAACGATATGGAATCAGGTTGGGTATATTGGTCTAACTGGAATGGTTTGGGCGATGCTGTTTCACAAGTACAAGTTCAAAGAGGTCTAGGTGCTTCTAAACTTGCTATTAACTCTATTGGAGGTACTATGAACATTGTTACTAAAACAACTGATGCTCAGAAAGGCGGAAGTTTCCAGTCACAATATTCTAGCTACGGACAATTAAAAAATACCTTATCTTATTCAACAGGTAAAATGAAAGACGGAGCAGCAGTTACTGCTGTTGTTTCTAACACTAATGGTGATGGGTATGTAGATGGTACTTATGTAAGAGCCAATTCATACTTCCTTTCATATGCTAAGGATTTAAATGAAGATCATATGCTTACTTTTACTGCTATTGGAGCACCTCAAGAACACGGGCAACGTGATCGAATGTTAACTCCTGGAGAAGTAGAAGAATATGGTAGCACATACAACAAAGACTGGGGATATTATAATGGTGAGATGCTTAATCAGCGTAATAACTATTATCATAAACCACAATTTGCTTTAAACCATTATTGGGATGTTAATGAGAAAACCCAAGTAGCAACCTCAGCTTACGTTTCTGTAGGTAAAGGTGGAGGTAGTGGTCCTTTAGGAGAATATGCTCCAACTGATGAAAATGGTCAAATTGATTGGGATGCTGCTGCAGCAGCTAATGATACCTCAACTGTAGGATCATATACAATCCTCAGAAACTCAGTTAATAACCATAACTGGGTAGGTGTACTATCTACTGTAAGACATCAACCTAATGAAAACTTAGATTTTACATTTGGTATTGATGGACGTAAATATAAAGGTGAACACTTCCGTGAAGTTAGAGACTTAATGGGTGGTGATTACTGGTTTGAAGAGTACAAATATGCAGTTGATGGAGTAGCAGGACGTAACCAACAAATTGGAATTGATGAAAATTCAACTTCACTTTGGGCGGGACGTTCAGACTTTGCTAACAGAATTGCTTATGACAACGATGGTAAAGTAGGATATACAGGAGTATTCGGTCAAGCCGAATATTCTAAGGATAACTTAAGTGCGTTCCTTGCAGGTAGTGTTTCTAATACTTGGAATACTCGTATTGATAGATATAATTATGCTGACGAAGCAGACCAAACATCTGAAACCGTTGCTATTTTAGGATACAATGTTAAAGCAGGTGCTAACTATAACATCAATGAGAAAAACAATGTATTTTTTAATACAGGTTTCTACTCACGTGCTCCATTCTTTGGATTTTTATTCCAAAACTACCAAAATGTTATTTCTGATAACGTAGTAAATGAGAAAGCTCTTGCATTCGAAGGTGGTTATGGTTATAGTGGTAGAAAAGTATCTACTAAAGTAAATGCTTATTACACTCAATGGAAAGACAAAACATTACTTTCAGGCCGTATCCCTACCGCTGACGGTGGTACTACACGTGCTTTGATTAATGGTCAGGGTGCTTTACATAAAGGTATTGAAGTTGAATTTAATACAAAACCCACTGATAAGTTAGATTTGGGTGGTATAGTGTCATTAGGCGATTGGAAATGGGAAGGTGATGTATTTGCTACATTACAATCTGACATTGATCAATCAATTGATACTGTGCAGGTATTTACAGATGGTTTGTATGTGGGTAACGCACCTCAAACACAATTAGGATTTAAAGCTCGATACCAAATTAACAGAACATTTGACTTTGGTGGTCAGTTTGTTTACAATGATAAATTGTATGCTAACTATGACCCAACAAGTAATGAAACTGTTGAAGATAAAATCCAACCTTATGAAATGGATGCTTATGGATTACTCGACTTAAGAGTAGGTGCTAAATTTAAAGTATTAGGCTTAGACTCATACGCACAAGTTCAGTGTTATAATGTTCTTGATACTTTCTATTGGGCTGAAGGCCGTAATAACAGTGATGGAACAGGCTTAAGAGACGGATTCCCAGGATGGGGTCGTACATTTAATGCTAGTTTAAAACTTAATTTCTAAAGAAATTAAAAAATAAATTTTGGAAGGCTGTTCCCTTAATTGGGAGCAGCCCTCTAATTTTTTTATATTTACATTATGGAAAAAGCAATAAGTGAAAAAGAGCTAGATATTCAAATTAAAATTCTAGCTAAAAAAATCAACGATGAACATCGAGATGATTCTACACCTATAGTATTAGTTTGCATCTTAAATGGTGGATTCATGTTCTTTAGCGATTTAGTAAAACAAATCAACGTACCTATTGAAATTGATTTTATCCGTTGTAAATCATACTATGGAAAAAAACAAGGTGATTTAGTAGTTACTAAAGACTTAGAAACTAAAATTAAAAATAAACACGTCTATCTTGTAGACGATATTTTAGATTCAGGTAATACTATGAAAGCTGTTTCTAAATTTCTCCAAGTAAAAGAACCAAGATCAATTACCCCTGTCGCAGCAATTTATAAAGAAAGCTTGGACTTTGATAAAGTACTTCATATCTTGAAGCAAGAAACTGATTCTGTATTTGACCCTTGGTATATTGGATATGGTATGGATGATGAACATGGACACAATAGAAATTTAAGTACAATATACACAGTATAAATGGAGAATAAACGACGTAAAATCCACGAAGAATTAGAAGTGGTACAAGTAGGATTTGCGAATGGCGTTGCTGAAGGCTTCCCCTTCTCAGACAAGCAAAAAGAAAAAATGATAATGGAAGCCGAAAAGGCATATGGTAAATTCCTAGATGCTTTAAAATGTGATTGGAGAAACGATCCTAATTCAATGGAAACACCCCGTCGTGTAGCCAAGGCATATGTAAATGATCTATGGGCAGGACGTTATACAGCAATGTCTCCTATTACTTCATTTCCAAGTGATGGTTATGATGGTATTATTATTGAAAGGAATATCCCACTTACATCTATGTGTTCTCATCACCACCAAACAATTGGGGGTGTAGTTCATATTGGTTATATTGCCGGGGATGATGGTCAGGTAATTGGATTATCTAAACTAAACCGAATTGTAGAATTATTTGGTCGTAGAGGAGCAATTCAAGAACAACTAACATCTGCTATCCACAATGCTGTAGATAAAATTACTGAAGGTAATAAAGGTGTTATTGTTACTATTGTAGGGACTCACAACTGTGTTTCATGCCGTGGTGTTAAACATCAAGGAGCAGCAATGATTACTACTAAAGCATCAGGTGTGTTTAGAGAAAATAATAACCTAGCTCGTAAAGAGTTTTTTGACAGTTTAAAAATTAATAACGGAGGACATAACATTTAATAATTATGGGAAAACAATTAGTATTATTTAAAGACATTCCATTTGTGGATGAAGTTGAGGAATTTAATTCATTAATGGGAAAAATTAATAATTATGAGCCAACAATACCGGAACAAAAAGAATGGGAATTCGTATACAACTTCGTACTGGAAGAACTTGAGGAGTATAGAGAAGCATGTGAGCGAGGTGACATCGTTGAGGTTTTGGACGCTTTGTGTGACATTGCTTACGTTTCGTTGGGGAACGGCACTATGCTACATGGTCTTAAGGATAAAATTTGGCCAGCCTATCAAGAAGTACAAGGCTCTAACTTATCGAAGGCTTGTTCGACTGAAGAAGAAGCACAAGCAACAGTTGAAAAAAGATCCGAAGAGCAAGGTGAAGCCTGTCACTATGAAAGCGTTGGTGATAGGTATATTGTTTACCGCTCGAGGGACTTTAAGGTTATGAAAAACATTAACTACTACCGCCCAGACCTCAAACAATTTTTTACTAAAGAAGAATTAGAACAATGAGTGATGGATTAACAGAAGCCCTTAGGGGAACATATTCAAGCAAAATGAAAAACTTAGAACAAATGCCAGATCAAAAATGGCACCGCAGAATTTCTTTTATCAAATCAGGTATTAGAATAATTGGTTACGGATTTATTCCTTTTAATTTAATAACCGCCACTATTTTACTTGTAGTAAGTGAAATTGTAGGTATTATAGAAGAATTAGTATGATTTTTGGTGTGTTCCTTGAGTTTGCACATATGTATAATCATGGAACACACCAAAATATATTACTTACATAACGGAGACAATAAACCCTTTTATATTGGTAAATCAAGAAAACCATATTTTAGATTTCATAACCATAAACAAACTTATGGCCATAACATTGAAATGGTTATCATAAGTGAAGTTAAAAATTGGAGACGTTGGGAAAAATATTATATTAAAAAATACAAAGATTTAGGATATAATTTATTAAATAAAAATGAAGGGGGAGGAGGTTTAGATAAAATGAGTAAATTAACTAAACAAAAAATTTCTTCCCATCCAACTCGAGGTAAAAAAATATCACAATCACTAACTGGAAAATCCATGGCACATAAAGGAAAACCTTTTAGTAAGGAACATAAACAAAAAATTAAAGAAACTAGAAATTTCCTTAAAGAAAGACCTATAACATGGCTTGACCAACCAGTTCTCCAATATGATCTAGATAAAAACTTAATTAAAGAATTTAAATCACAAAAAGAAGCTCAAATATATATGAACAAACCTAATAGTGATGGTATTGGTGCCTGTTGTAGAGGGAATCAAAAAACTGCTTATGGTTATATTTGGGAATTTAAAACTAAAAACTAAACAAATGAAAAAATTTTTATACTTTAGCGCGATGTGGTGTCAACCCTGTCGAATGTTAGGGCCCGTAATGGATGAAGTTGCTCAAGAAGGCATTTCAGTCCAAAAAATTGATGTAGATAAGAGCCCAGAAATATCACAACATTACGGGGTTCGTAATGTACCAACCGTTATTTTACTTAACGAAATGGGTGAAGAACAAGGAAGAAAAGTAGGAGCTAATCCTAAACTAGCCTATCTCAATATGTATAATCAAAACTAATGTTTAAGAAGCTACAAGAAAGAATATTTCCTTTTATTATAGCATTAAGCGCCTTATCAGTTTCGGCATCTGCAGCATTTTATTCAGTCACAGGACTAAGTAAATTGTTTGCGGGTGCTTCAACTGAGGTGTTTATAATGGCCGGTTCTCTAGAAATTTCAAAGCTTGTAATAGCTTCTTTACTCTATCAATACTGGGATACAATTAATAAAGGGCTTAGAACTTACTTAACTGTAGCTTGTTTTGTCCTTATACTAATTACCTCAGCTGGTATTTATGGATTTTTATCTGCTGCCTACCAAGAAACAGCAGCATTAGCGGGTAGTGTTGATTCTCAAATTGCTCTTATAGAAACAAAAAGAGATAATGTGAAGGGTCAATTAGCGGTTTATAACGAAGAAAAATCTTCTATTAATAACGCCGTGTCCTCACTGCGTAATGGTTTATCTAACAATGTAGTACAATATACGGACACGTTAGGCAACGTGGTTACAACAACCTCAGGCGCTACTCGTAGGGCCCTTGAACGTCAGTTAGATCAAGCAATTGAAAGACAAACATCAATTAACTCTAGGGTAGATGATTTAAATCAAAAACTATTTGAGTACGAAACCGAAATAGTAGAAGTACAGACTAGTAGTGAAATTGGAAGTGAGTTAGGCCCCCTTAAATATCTTTCGGGTTTAACAGGCCTAGCGATGGATAAAATAATAAATTACTTACTTTTAATAATAATTTTTGTTTTCGACCCTTTGGCCATATCTTTAGTAGTAGCTGCAAACTTTGCATTTGCTAAATTACGTCCTGAAATTAAAGAAAAAATTAAAGTAGTTGAAAAAGTAGTTGAAGTACCTGTAGAAAAAATAGTAGAGGTAGAAAAAATAGTAGAGGTAGAAAAAATAGTAGAGGTAGAAAAAATAGTAGAGGTAGAAAAGCCTTTAGAAGTATATGGTGAAAAAAAAAACCCACCAACACCCCATCACCATCAGGGTCTGACAGGTCGTCAACCCTAACAATAGAATACAATTAAGTTATGTTTACTAAATGTCATGCTGAATATGCTGGTAAAAACCAGTATAAAATGCACTTATGGACCGAAGAAGGATATTCAGTAGAACCTTACCGAGTTCCTGCTTACATAGAATGTTCTGAACGTGAAGCAGAATACCAGGGACTAAAGGGTGAATGGTTAAAGAAAACCTACAACTGGGATAAAGATAACCCACGTCTCCACTTTCATGATATGCCCGCTTATCAAAAATTCCTTATTGAAAAATATGGAACTGATGATAGTGTGTCTAAGGGACACAGAGAGGTATTTTTTGATATTGAGATTGAAATGGGGGGAGCCCTTACTGAGGAATATATCCAATCAGCTCCAAAACCTGTAACTTCAATTGCTTGGTATGATAAAACACCTGATGAATGGGTTATTCTTATTTTAGATAAAAAAGGACAAATTAACCATACTAAGGGACATAAGGAAATTATTCCTGTAGCTACTGAAGAAGAATTATTAGCTACATTTATTGAAAAATTTAGTGAAATTCAACCTGATATCCTTGTAGGATGGAATAGTGATTATTTCGATATTCCCTACTTATACTACAGGATTTGTAATGTATTAGGAGAAGATTTTGCTAATGCTTTGTCTCCTATAGGTGTAGTAAAAGACGAAAGCCAATGGAACCGCAATGGGTGGCTTAATATTGCTGGAGTTGAATCCCTAGACTATATGAAACTACATAAAAAGTTTAGTTTTAGAGATGAACCATCAATGCGTTTAGATGCTATTGGGGAAAAGTATGTGGGTTTAGGTAAAATCGAATATGAAGGTAATCTAGACAGATTATTTGAAGACGACATCCAGAAATTTATTAAATATAACTTCCGAGATGTAGAAATACTTAAGGAGTTAGATGAAAAGTTTGAATATATAGCTTTAGTAAAAAACCTATCTCATAAAGGTAAACATAACTATGGAGAAGTTTATGCTAACACCAAAACCCAAGATGGAGCCATTTCAGCTTATTTATTAGGACAAAATATTGTTCCTCCTTCTAGAGATAGAAATCCTATTTTTAAAAAGGGATATGCTGGGGGATATTTATTTTGTCCCAAAGCAGGACTTTACAAGTATATGTTTGATGAGGATTTAACTTCACTATATCCTTCTATTATTATGTCCCTTAACATAGGTAAAGAAACACTTATGGCTCGTATCGTAGATGCTGATGATAGGAATAATCGTTTAGGATTAAATGATTTAAAAACTAGAGATGCAGACGAAGAACTTTTAATTGAAAATCCTGATAGAAAACAAACTTATATTAAGGTAAATAAACTTATAAAACTTATCGAAGACAATAACTTTGCTATATCAGCAAATGGTGTTATCTTCCGTACTGATAAACGTTCTGTACTAGCTACTATTCTTGATAAATGGTTCGATGAACGAGTGAAATATAAAGGTTATATGAAAAAAGCATACCAATCAGGTGATAAGGAAAAAGGGGTATTTTGGCACCAACGTCAACATACTATGAAAATTTTGCTTAATTCACTTTATGGTGCTACCGCTTTGGGTTCATTTAGATATGGTAATGTAATCTTAAGTGAGGCTATAACTTTAAGTGGACAACGAATTATCTGTGAGAGTGCCCTATGTGCTAATCGCCATATGAACAGTTTAGTTAAGAGCCCTGAAGCTACAAAAGATTTTTTAGAAAATCTATGATTTGCCCTGCTCATGTAATATGTATAACTATGATAACAATATACCAATTATTAAGAGCAGGTAAACCTTTTTATATAGGCTATTCTAAAAATCCAAAACAACGTTTTAACTTACATAAATATAACTTTGGTACTAATATTAAAATGGAAGTATTAGCTGAAACTACCAATGATAAGAAAAAAGAAATAGAACAATATTGGATTAATAAAATTACCCAGCAAGGATATATATTAGAAAATAAAAATAAAGGTGGAGGAGGGCCGGCACAAAATACTAGAACTAAAGAATCTAATGATGTTTTTAAACAAAAACGTAAAACTTGGAGTAGAAAAGGTACACCCCAACCTCCAACCTATAAAAAACGAATTCAAATGGCTTTGAAAGGTAAACCTAAACCTGAAGGATTTGGGGATATGATGAGGGAAGTAAGATTAGGAGTTCCTAAACCCGAGGGATTTGGTAAAAAAGTAAGTGAATCCCATAAAGGTATTCCTAAAGATAAAAACAGAAAAGCTGTGCTTTGCTATACAAAAGATGGGACGTATATTGGTGAATATGCTAGTATTAACCTTGCCGCTGAAGCTACCAACTCAAATCCCAGCACTATATCTAAAGTATGTAGGGGGATATTCGGGCAAACAAACGGCTATAAATTTAAATATAAAACATTATGAGCGAAGTATTAAAACCCCAATCAATAAGGAATAACGTAAAAATTACTTGGAATGGAGAACCTATTTCTAAACAAGAAATTATAGATATGAGTGTTCTTTGGAGTGATAAGCAGATCCTATTCTTTAAAAAAATGCTTAAACAAGGAGGTACTGTTAAAATAGATAATAACAAATTCAAAATTGTTATTACAGAACCTATTTTAACTTCTAGAGGTCTTAAAGATGGAGGAATTCAACAAGTTGATCCCGAAGCTAGGTTTTAATGAAACATTTAGAAGAAACACCTTGGTGGATTTGTGATGAAGGCGATTACAACTTTTGTGCTTATGTAGACACAGATTCTAATTACTTTAATGCTGAACCCCTACTTAAACATTTGTACCCTAATTTCGAAGAAATGGGTGATATAGAGAAGGATGATCTACTAGAAGAAATTGCCCTTAAATATCAAGATATTATTACAAATGACTATGATAGACTAGCTCGAGATTGTTTTAATGTTACAGAACACAGGCTTGAAATGAAAACTGAAGCCGTTATTCGTTCTGCCTATTTTAGAGCTACTAGAAGATACGCCCAATGGATTACAAAACAGGAGGGTATTGCTAAGGAATCACTTGATATTAAAGGACTTGAATTTAAAAAAGCAAATTTCCCCCCTATTTTTGGGAAGTTTTTTAATGATATTCTCCAACAAATTCTAAAGGGCGCAGAGCAGAAACATATTGATAAGCTAATTTTAGATTTTAGAACTACAATTTTATCTAACAGTACAGATATTGCCCTTTTAGGCAACCCCACATCAGTAAAAACTTTAAATGAATATGTAACTCGAAAACCAAGAGCAGGTGAAGTATTAACTGAAATAGCAAAAGGAGCTCCTGTAGGAGTAAAAGCAGCAGTTAGATATAATGACTTACTTCACTTTTGGCAACTAGATAAACAACATAGTACTATAGTTCAAGGTGATAAGATTAAATGGATTTATTTAATTGACAATCCCTATAAAATTGAAGCAATTGGTTTCCTATCATTTGATGTTCCTGATAGAATGCGTAAATTCCTAAATGATTATGCTGATAGAAAAAAATCATTCGAAACAATTCTTCAATCTAAACTAGAAAATTTTTACACCGATCTAGGTTGGACTCTTAGCTTAAACCCTAACATTAATAAATTCTTCCAATTCCAATGATAACAAAAAACAAATTACAATCGATTATTTCTAAGTATTACCTTGGGGGTAAAGTAGAATCTGTTAAATGGAAAGTCAAGGATAGTAAACTTGATATTGATTTTATGGCACCTACTAAGGATATGATTGGTAAACTATCATGTAGTGACTTTTCTATGGTTAATGAGGGTGAAATGGCTATCTTTAACACAACACAACTTAATAGACTACTAAATGTATTAGCGGGTGATTTAATGCTTGATGCTTCTAAAACAAATAAAGTATTAACTAAACTTACTATTCAAGACGCTAAAGCTTCTATCAATTACTCATTAGCTGATCCTCTTATGATACATAAAGTAGGTGAGGTAGATGAAAATATCGAATGGAAAGTAGAAACAACACTTGAAAATGATGACTTCACTACGTTTGTACGAGCAGCCGCTTCAATTCAAGGGAATGAAATTGTTACATTAAGTGCTACTAGGGATACAATCGATACTCCTATTTTAAAGTTTACATTTGGTGAACGTATGGAATTTTCTAATAAAGTAGAATTTCATGTTAATGCTAACTTTATTGAGGGTACTCGAGAAGATAATAAAATTCCATTTAACAGTGAAATGTTAAGGGAAATATTTAGTGCTAATAAAAATTCTGATGAATGTAAATTAAGTTTTGCGGATGATGGATTACTTCGTTTAATTTTCACATCAGAAGATGAAAACACAAATACTACTTATTTCGTTGTACGGAAAGCAGATTATTAATATTTATCAATATGGCACAAATTAGTTCAACATACAATGATATAGGATACGCTACAGATCGTACTATGGAAATCATTAACGACACCTTTAGAAACAGTCTATCAGGAGTTGATTTTTTAGAAAAGCACATTGAAGGGGGATTAAGTAAATGGGTTCAAGATATAGATGCTTTTAAAGAAAAATATGAATTCCAAACTGAGTTTAATCAAATTAACCCTGCGGGAGTATTAGAGCTCCAACCTGAACTTTATGTTAGGTTAGCTATGGGATTAATGAATCATGCTCGATCACAAGGTGAATTTGAACAGCTTACTGATGAAGAATTTACTTCTCTAAAACAGGAATTTATAGATAATCCTGAGAATTTCCAATCCGCTAAACGAAGAGAAATTTCAATCAAATATGATAAAGAAATGAATGAAAGATTAGAAATTGAAAATTGGACTAAACGTCAATGGCAGCACAGAGCAGGAATTATAAAATGATTTTGCATTAAAAAATAAGTTTCGTATATTTATAGAAAATTCGGGTGAACCTTCAGGACGCCTAAGTTATGAGAATTAATTATTAACCGCTACCTTAGGGGGCACAAAAACGTAAAAAATGACACACGTAGATTTATTCAATCCGAGGTTTACTTCACCTCTAGACGTTCTAGTAAAGAACTTTTTCGACAAAGAAGCAATTTTTGACAAACCATCACGAACAAGCGTTACACATCCTATTGATGTGTATGAAGATGAAAATGGTTTAAATTTTGAGATCGCATGTACTGGACTAAGTAAAGACGATGTAGACATCTCAATTGAAGGTGATATCCTTAAAGTATCCTATGATAAAGGATCCGAACAACAATCCACAAAAGAAAAACGCTACTACCACTCAGGGGTAAAAAAGAGCAGCTTTGATTTAGGCTGGAAAGTAGCACGTCGATTTGATCTTGTAAAATCATCTGCCGAAATGGTAAATGGTTTACTTCAAATCCAAATCCCACTTGCTAACGAAGCAAAGCCAAAATACCTTAAAATTAAATAATAAAAAATTTGGAGTCCTGAAGATTCGTTCGTATATTTACGGGGTAAGGTTGCGACCGCAATCAAACGTAATTTAATTAATTTTTAAAAGGTTATGCAGTATATTAAAGATGCTATTTTAGGAGATTATTATATCGTTTTAGACGAATATAATTTCTCAGCTTACAAAGTTATCACTCCTGATAGCGGAATCCCTTACGACTCATGTGTAGGCCATTATAAGAACTTAAGTTCGGCCCTCAAACAAATCGCAGACAATACTATGAAAGGTAAGTCTTACGATAGTATTAAACAGTATATTAGTGAATATAAATCAATTTTAAACAAATTTAACGAAAAATTTTTATAATGGTAAAAGCATTATTTAACGCCGTCATTGTTAAACGCATTGACGAAGAAGAAAGCACATACGGAACAATCGTAGTGCCCGATATGGGAAAAGAAAAAAATATTAAAGGTGAAGTAGTCTCAGTAGGCCCTGGAACATATTCCTCAATGGGGCACTTTATTGAAACTACTCTTCAAGTAGGAGATATTGTACTTCTCCCACAGATGGGTCCTGTCAAAATGGATTACAAAGGAGAAGAACACCTTATTTGTCAAGAAAACCAAATTTTAGCAGTAATAGAAGAATGAGTAAAGTAATTAACTATGGGGATGATTCCCGTAAAAAACTAATTGGTGGAATTAACCAACTAGCCGATGCAGTAGTAACAACTTTGGGCCCTAATGGTCGAAATGTAGTTATCCAACATGATCAAGGAGTACCTCAAAGTACTAAAGATGGAGTAACAGTAGCAAAAGCAATTGAACTTGAAGATCAAGTGGAAAATGTAGGAGCACAAATGCTTAAGCAAGCCGCTATTAAAACTGCTGACCAAGCAGGTGATGGTACTACAACTTCTACTTTGTTGGCACGAGAAATTGTTAATGCCGCTGCTCGATATAGTGACAAAGGTCATAATATTGTAGAAATTAAGAGAGGTATTGACAAATGTGTTAAATCCCATGTAGAATACCTCCGTAACTTGTCTCAAGATATTTCAAGTGAAGATCAACTCCGCCAAGTAGCTACTATTTCAGCTAATAATGATGTAGAAGTAGGTGAACTTATCGCTACTGCAATGGAAAAAGTAGGTCGTGATGGGATTGTTTCTATTGAAGAATCACGTACTGGTGAGACTTACCTCGAAACAGTAGAAGGAATGCAGTTTGATCGTGGTTTTAAATCTCCGTATTTTGTAACTAACAATGATACTATGAGTACTACTCTTAAGGATACTGCAATTCTTTTTTATAATGGTCGCTTAACTCAAGTTAAAGACCTTCTTCCACTTCTAGAAAATTTATCCTCACAAGCTAAATCACTTCTAATCATTGCTGAGGATATTGAAGGGGAGGCTCTCGCAACTCTTATTGTTAATAAAATGAGAGGTAGTCTTAATGTATGTGCTGTTAAAGCTCCCGATTTTGGAGATCGACGTACTTTACTTATGAATGACATGGCTACACTTACGGGTGGGGTAGTTGTTGACAAGGATAAAGGTATGAAACTTGATAAGTTTGATCTTAAGTGGTTAGGTGAGTGCCGAACAGTAACTATTACTAAGGAAACAACCACTATGGTAGATGGTGCCGGAGATGAAGAAGCTATTAGTGAACTTTGTACTTCTCTCCAAAACCAAATTGGAAACTCAACTTCACCATTTGAAACCGAAAATCTCCAAAAACGTTTAGCTAAATTAGTAGGTGGAGTAGCAGTAATTCATGTAGGTGGAAATACTGAAACTGAAATGCGTGAAAAGAAAGATCGTGTTGATGATGCCCTTCAAGCTACTAAAGCAGCTATTGAAGAAGGAATCGTACCAGGAGGGGGATTAGCGCTTCTCCGCTCAGCTAAAGAATCTTCTTGTAATGTTGAAGGCTATGATGAAAAGCTAGGATGTCAGATCATGGAAGCGGTTTTACAAAGACCATTTGAACAAATTCTAATTAATGCCGGTTTAGAAAATTACCATGATATTAAACATGATGTGATGGCTTTCGAAGCTAAATCAATGGGGTATGATATTAGAACTAAACAATATGTAGATTTCCTTGAATCAGGAATTATCGACCCTACTAAAGTTACACGTTGTGCCCTTGAAAACGCTGCTTCTATCGCAGGTACTATTTTATTAACTGAATGTACAGTAGTAAATAATCCTGAAGATAAGGAAGAACCTCAACTTGGAGGTATGCCTGGGATGTTTTAAATTTAGATAATGTCTGGATTTGAAACAGTAGAACAGAAGCAACTCATCGCAAAGAGAGTTGCACCTGGAGATTCTTGGAGATTAGTGGACGACCCCCAGGGGGTCGTCCATTCTTCCCTTACTGAAACATTAGAAGCATATTTCCAAAAAACTCGATTTAATGCTGCTTTTTATTTAGACCCCATTGGGAGTGCTTTATATTCAGTAGCTAGAGTTGAGATTGAAATTAAACCCGAACCAATTAAAACATTTGACTTTTATGGAGATGGCTACGAATAATTCCCTTTGGGTCGAGAAATACAGGCCAACCACACTGGATAATTACATAGGTAATGAGCACCTTAAAGGTGTTATGGCTAAGAACATATCTGAAAATGATATGAACAATATGATTTTTTATGGCCCAAGTGGCACAGGTAAAACT